ACAACATTGATAAAAAATGCTGACTACGATATAGGTCATTATTCATTTAAAAATGGTGAAAAACTAATTTCAATGTTTATGGAAGAAAATGATCTAAAACTTCCAGATGGAGTAGATATAAGTAATGTTGCAGATGCATTCCCAGTGGAAGGTGGAACTGAACAATATGATGAAACAACTAAAAAGGCATTTAAATCAGCTGTAAAACAAATCACAGAAAATGATGTATCTAAATTATATTTATTACGTGTCAAAACAGAATCTCTAGACCTAAAGAACGTAGCCGATAATAAGTTTATTGAATTGATTTCTGACGTCACTGATGGTGAAATATTGGCACAAATGAGTTATGACTATCCAGAAGTAAGTCTTGTACTTACGCATGTGGATAAAAATAATATCAAAACGAATGCTGAAAGGCTTTCTGAAATAATAAAATCTATCCCAACTCTCAAGTATAGTGACGAAGAATATCAACGTGTAAATGAAAACCATTGGTTCGAATTTGACACTTTAGAATCTGCGAAAGGTGGCAAAAAATCAGAGCTTTATAATTTCAATGGTGAAAATTATATCACCGAAATGGATAATGATAACAAAATAATCTTCAAGAAAGTGAACAAAGCTGGTATCAAAGCTGGATTAGATATATTCGGCTATGTAGACGGTGCAAACTTAGGTCATAATACAAACCTATTCAAGACAATAAATAACCTAACAGAAGATACCGTAATTGATGCCATCAAAGAATTTAACAGGCAAGCTGGAGATTCTGATCATATTATGCAATGGCTTGCTAATGAAGTTGGTCCAACAAAAACTGATGTAAATCCTATCGCTATACGTTTGTTAAAAAAAGCGGCATCATCTGGATTGCTAAACAGTCCAGAATACAGAAAACTTTATGAACTATTAGATGATGACGAATATTTTGATTATTCCGAAAGTGTTGCTAGAGATATTGATGCAGCGATGGAAGCTTTGATTAAAAAAATAGAAAATCCAAATGTGAAAAACTAAACGATGATGATATATAAAAGACTCCGGATATTATTTCCGGAGTTTTTGTTTGTGTGGGATTGTTTTAAGGGTTTGATTGGATTTGTAGAAGTTATGAATTGAACCTAAAATAAATTCTGGACGACAACTGCATTATACTTTCAGGACAAGCGCTATGGCGGTTTATCACCATGTCGATTATAGACTATACGGCATGCCAGCAGGTGTGAAAAATAGATAAAATAGAAAGATTTTGTTACAATGTAAAGAAATGTGAATGCGAATTTGTCGTGATATAATTGAAATGTAGCTTATTGTTGTGAAATTTACAATTATAAACTAGCAAAATAATCCATTCAGATGATTTAGAATATTATGCGGAAGGGTATGCTTAAATAAACAGGGACACATCACTGAGCAAAAGAATAAACGCAGGTAAGAGGTAAGACTCAATGGTAGACAACAGAGCCGCAGGGTTCTATGGTGTGGCAGGTGCTTTTAACTTCAAAAGTGGTGACATATCAGGGACAGCCGCTAAAACTAGCGATGATAGAGCCAGTCAAGGTACTGAATATGGTCGTGTAGATGGCGCAGAGGAAGAACAACAAGCGGTCAATACAAATAAATATGTCGATAACAGCGCTCAGCTTAATGCTACGTTAAGCTCTCTTGCGATGATGAACGTTGCGTCTGTTATCAATTCTAAGCTACCTAAATACCCTCGATACCCTGATTATAAAAAGATGTTAGAAGAAGCAGAACAGCTCGTATCTGGTATATCTGGTGATGATGAAAAAAACTCTCGAAATAACCAAAAAGAAAAACATCGTGAAACGAATGACGATGATGAGGATAATGAATATTACTAAGGTTTAAATAAGATTTCCCTTTTTTATTAAGTTTTTGAGTTTTTGAGTTTTTTATTTTTGATGTTTATTTTTAATGTTTAATCACAAGCAGGCATGCTTTTATTGTTCTACCCTAAATCCTTTCTAAACTGTTGACACGCTTATATATAAAGATGATTCTCCACCTTTGTCATAGTTAAAAATCTCTGAAATTTTTGTAAAGTTTTCTTAATATTTTGTGACAAAATGGTTTAGACTGTATAGAATGAAAATGTACTTGATTTGGAAACAATATTTTAAGTAATTGCGTAGGAAAAATCGTTAAGGTACAGGGTGGTTTATGCCCTGAGATATATAATACATTTACACTTTAAGTAGAGCTATGTCTTGATATAGCTGTGCTTAGCACGAAGAGGAGAAAAAGATTATGCGACACTGTTGCGAGTTTGACGGAGTTGATATTTGGTATATCAAAGATGATGAGATGTATTCCAATCGTGTTTTGTATATGGGATATTGTCCCGTGTGCAAAAAATACGTTGCGGAGTTAGTTCAGAAAAATTCTAAAACGAATACGCTTAATTCTATTAAAAAAGTTGGCGAAAAAGCTGGTCTGATGGTTATGGATTTGATGAGCCAAAAGCTCTATTCCAGAAATAATTTGAATAAAATGAAATTTATTCCTAAACCTTATGGTTGGAGATATGGACTCAATAGGCAGGTTGCTGATAAATTCGGAAACGAATGTGTGGAACAGTATGCGGTCGATTTCTTCGGAAACTCTGAACTTGTGAAAAGAAAATGATAAAAATATATAACTTATTTCCTTTACATTATTCTTCATTATTTATTCTTGGGAGTATCTCTTTTTCTTTAATTTACCTCGATACTCCCTTATTATTTTAAATTAATTACATTTGATATACATAATGAGTTTAAAGGAGGTGGTGGAAAATTTATTTGGGTGTGTGTTTTTTGAGGCAAAGCACACATTATACGTTAGTGCCTCAAGATAAGGAGCTTTTATGGATAAGAATGTGAATGCCGGACAAGACACCGCTTTAGCTGCAGAACAAAATGTTCCAATGGATAACGCTCAATCTCAAAACAACAATCCCGTTGTTCAAAAGGTTGTTATGCTATTAGAAGCGTATAAATCTATGGCTGAACGTGTTCAACAACAAGAGCAAGAACTTTCTGAACTTAGGGAATTTGTTCAGAATTGCGCTAATAAAAATGGTGTTGAGCCTGAACAATTATTGAAAGATGAACGTGCTAATAAGTATTTTGATGAAAAACTAAAGGATTATCAAGGCGGTGCGGATTTAGATAACGATGAGCTTAAAGCTATTTTAAAAGAGGCTTATTCCGCCTTAGGTGAGGATTTAGATGTTGAAAAATTTATGGATATGTTAGATAAATATGTTGAAGCAAGACTCGAAAATTACGAAAAAGAAAAATCTATTGAAAAAGAAAACGAACAGGCAACTGATAAACTTCAATTTGAATATGGAAGTTTGACAAAGCCTGCTAAACTTCCTAGAATGCAGGATATTCCAGCTGATGAATTGGAAAAATATATCGCAAAATATATTTAAAATATATTGAATTAGAACCAAAAACTTTTACCTCCTATAAACCTTCGTTTGATTAAATCAAACGATATATATTGTGCTGGTATATTTTCGGGAGTATACCTGCATAAGTTTATATCCCGATATGAAAGGATTTTTTATGTCAGTTAAACAAATGATTATTGGCTCATTTAGCCAAGCATTTAAGAGAAATCTCTACAATGAATTAGTTATCGGCAAATTGGCGCATACTGAATTTAAAGATGACATCAAAAAGGGTGATGAAGTTGATGTTATCATGCCAGGAACTGTTTCAATGTTTGAGTATGATGGTGGCGATTTGAAGGGTGCAGAGTTGGCTAACGCTTCTATTACTAAGGTTAAGATTAACAAAGGTAAAGCATTCCACTTTGAATTGTCTGCTGTTGAAGAAAAAGAAATTTCTGCAGGAAGTGATATAAAAGAGCAAACACGTTTAGCCTCTGATTATACCTCTGATGCAATTAAACAATTTGCATCAGGTGTTGATTCGTCATTTGCTCAACTGTATACAAGAGCTGGTCATTATCTTGATGATAATGGCAAAGCTATTAAATTAGATGCAGATTATGCAAAAGAAATTCTTGCTTATATGCAAGCTGAATTTCAACGTGGTGACGGCAAGGGTCATACAAACTGGATTGATGGCTCTATGGTGTGTGTCGTTCCTCCTGAATACCAATTCTATTTAGGCAAGCTTGATGATCTGAAATACGTTGAATCAGGACACGATAAAATGGCAAAAGGTTTTATCGGACATCTTTGTGGTTGGGATATTCTTGTATCTAACAACATTGCACAATCAGAGGACGGAGCTTTTTACCCATTGTTTGGTATCAAATCTAAAACATTAGCTGGTGGCATATCTTCTGATTTAAACACTCAATCTTACGTTCCTGAAAAGAATTTCAACACTTGTTACAAAGGTTATGGCTTGTATGGCGTTGGCGCTCCAAGAGCAGATTTCCTAGGTACAGTCAAAATCTCTGCACCACTTACGCTTTCTGCACGTTCATAATGGTTAAATTCGGTTAGATAAAATTAGTTTAAGAAGGAGAAATTTATGTCAAGAGATATTATTTCAGTTCAATATCCAACCCTTGAAGATACTCAATCTGTTGGAATATTAAAGGTTGAAACGGTCGATGTTGACTCATCTAAAGGTATTGAAATAAAAAATGCGTTCGCAAATAAGAACAACTCACTTGTTATTTGCGTTGAAAATACTTCATCATCAAATTCAGAAATCACGTTCGTTTCAAGTGATGAATACCCTAATTCTATGTTAGGCGATTTGGTCGTTGACGTTCCTGCGCAAAGTGTTAATGCTTTTCAAATTCAAGATATGTCACGTTTTGAAAACAAAGACGGTTCTTTGTATTTGGATTTCAAAACTGGGTTTGCAGGGAATATTTATGCAGTTGCTAAATCTGCTGATTTGAATGTCTAATTCTTTAAATCCGTGCGGGAGCTTTTCTCCCGTATGGGTTTTTAAGAGGGAAAGGTTTTAGTGATATGAAAATTGTTAATTTTTATACGAAAAAGGTGTTTGATTTGCCAAAATCTGAGGCAAATAAATTGTTAGAAGATTTTCCTGAGGAGTTTGGAAAGTATTCAAAATCAATGAATAAAAAGATTGAAAAGCCTCTCATATCAAATAATCAAAACACTGTTTTATCAAAAATTTTAGATGAATGATTTTTTAGAAAGGTTTATAAATTATGTCTATAACATTACTTGAATTGTATAACGAAGTCGCTTCTCAGCCGTGGTCAATGTTTGATAATGACGCTACTTCAACCGATGATTTTGACGCATCTTTGATATCCTCTATAAACAAGGCTTTGTCTGAGATATGGTGTTCTTATCCGTTTGATTTCAGGAATAGAAAAAAGTGTATAATTCTCAGACCCTTCTTGAATAAGTATAATTTGCCAAACGGGATTATCAACCAAACTTCAACAGATGGCGATATTGTATATTGCGTAAAGCTTAATGGCAAAGCGTTGGATTTTATTGAAAATACTGATAATCTCCCAAGAGAAGTTGGTGTCCCTAATGAGTTTTTCATAAAAGATAACAAAATTGGGTTCTCTCCTGCGCCAGATGATACTTATAAAGTGGAGATTGAGTATTCGACTTTTGTTGTTGGAAAAGATAAAGAAAATAAAGATATTTATTCGCTAAGAGAAGACTCTGATGAGATTGATATTCCACAAAAATATAAGCAACTATTCTTGAATGCATTGGTTTCTAAATCAATGATGTACGCTCTTTCTTCTCCAAGTGATGAAAATTATGCAGGATACGCTCTTCAATATGAAAAAGCGTATAAGCTCTTAATAAAATCAGTCGGAGGAAGGCGAAAGAGTAGAAAGATAGTGTTTTAGGTGGTTTATAAAGGAGTAATTTATGTCAACAAAATCAAAATCTCTTATTTGTAATAATTTTACTGGAATAAGGCGTGTTGAGTCGAATTTTACATCTTCAATCATCACAGCATCAGATATGCAAAATGTTGAATTGTTTGACACAGGTGTGAATTCTGGTGTCGGAATTCGCACAATGAAAGGGAACACCTCTGTTTTAGACATGCCAGATAAGAGTGAAACAATAATAAATATGTTTTATAGCGTTCAAAATGATGAAACATATTATTTCCTTCATACAGAAACATCTTCTGTCGGGAGAATTTATCAGTATGATATGTTATCTGGAGATTTATCTCTACAAGTGGATAACCTCTCTGTCACTGGACAATCTTGCGGAGTGGATTTTGCACAAGGTTGGAGCGATTTGTTTTTGTTCTCAAACGGTGAAGAAATTCTATCACTTCAAGTTGTCAAAAATGAGGATAACACCGAAAGCGTTATTCTTAAAAACTTTGAGCTTAAAGATGTTGATTCAAGAGATGTGAAAGGGTTGGGTCTTGTTGTTTTTGACGGCAGATTGTGGATTTATGACGGTGTCGTGCTTTGGTATTCTGTGAAAGAAAATTGTTATGACTTTTCAACAGAAGGTGTCGATATAACAACTTCTGCTGGGTATATTGAGTTTGCTAAAAAGGTTACTGCAATTTATCCGTATTTAGGCGCACTTGCTGTGTTTCACAAAGATTCATCTTCTCTTATCAAAATTGACTCTGATTATTCATATTCTCAAACTGATGAATCTCCAGGTGGCTGTGCATCTTGTAACTCTTTAATATTTCACGGAACAGAACTTTATTTTTATGATGACACGAAAAAAGGTGTGTTCTCT